GAAGGAGAGTCGGGGGTGTTTTATCTATACCAAAAAAACGCCCACCTTTAGATAAATTACACTTTTGACATAATACTTGTAAGTTATCGTCATTATCTGTCCCACCTAGTCGTCTTGGGACTATGTGGTCAACGTGTAACTTTCCGTTATCTTGTCCGCATTGTTGACAGCAATAACTATCTCGCCTAAGTATCCGCTGTCTTATCTTTGACCATCGACTAGACGTACCATTATCAACAGCTGAAACCATTAGTGCCACCCCTTGTCTTTGAAGTGTTTCCATGCTAGGCAGAAATCCCCATCGTAACGATGACCGATGTACCGGATACCCCAATCTATCTGAGTGTAACCATCTAAGTTCTTTAGCTTCTTGTTACGCAGCTGTGGGATTCCGTAATGACTACCGTTAACAGCTCTTGAATCGAACCTAGATTCTTTCATGTATAGCGCATAAGCGCATTGGTATTGGCTGTCTTTAACTACTCGACTATGTAAGTAAAGCTTGTAGTTATCTTTAGATGTTATGGAATCAGCCCATGTAGGACTCGGTATAGCCACCGCTAAACATAGTGCGCCCGATAGTAGGACTCGCCGCGAGCTCGCCCCTAGTGGGGCTCTCGTCGAGAGAGTTGATCGTACCGAGTGCGTCAAGCGATGTCGAGTATTACGCATAGTCTTGGGCGATTCCCACAGGCTGTGGATAACTTCTTTTATCTGTGGATAACTATTCATCGCACTCATGAGCTTCATCGTAGTTAAATGAACAGAAGTAACAGCCCATATTTTCGCCGCATTTGCGACAATTATAGATGAATTGGATCTCGTTACAGCAGCCCATAACTTGGCTTCTCATGCTGATCCGGTAATACTGATTAGCAAACGGCATTAGTCCTCATCTCGTATAGCTGCCACGATTCGTTCGACTAAAGCACCCTCGGCTAAATTGTCGCATGTCCGGCAAACATGGATCGGCATAAAGTGATTCTCGATTTCTTTAGCTATAACCTCGCGTAAATCTTTAAGAATCGTTCTCATTTCTGGATTGCTCATTTCTTATCCTTTCCCCAGCCAGTACCCTTAAAGATTATGGCTGGCGCACTAAAGACTCTTATCATTGGGTAACTACAGCACAGCGGCGAAAGATCGCCGTTACTTGGTATTGAGTGGTTCATCTCAAGCTCTCCACCGCATTGGTCGCACCTATAAAGGTAACTAGGCATTGACTACTTCACCGCCGACTGAAACGTAACTAAAGTCGCAATTCTGGCAAATGATTTGCGCAATCGGAACGACTCCTGTTAGCACCATTACTTTAATGTCGGGTGCTGTTTCGCAGCCGCACTTAATATGTAAATTAGGCATTTTCACTCCCCACTAGGCACACGCCCATAGTTCCGCAAACCGTACACTCAAGCGTTTTAACGCCCGGCGGAAGTAAGTCGGTCACTATTCGTTCGACCTGTAACGTTTCGCGCTTACAGCGCCGACACTCAAATTTCAATTTGTCCATAGTTCGACTCCTTTAAGTTTTCCATAGAATTTAGATTGTGTTGACTGACCCACCATGATTCGGTCTTATCATGCTTAAACCGAGATGTCTTAGCTGCTCGAATTGGTATCCAGCCCTTGACGTAATAGGTTGGCGATTCGCCTACGACTAGAACCGCTAAATCCTCGGTTCGATCTCTGGGCTGCAAAATCAAATGACCGTCTAGCCAACGCGTATGCTTAATTTCAATTCGGTTGCCGATGTCTGCTCGAATTTTGAACTTGTCTAGTTCGATCTTAAAGTTCTTGATCCCAAAGAACTTAGCTGCTGCTATCTCGGCTCCGAAAGCCTCAGCTGTACGCTTGATCGAATCGTGTATGTTGCCGCGCATAGCTTGGTCGTGGAAGTAATAGTTTTCCTCACCGCGAAACTCACAGGTAAAGGCGGCGGCTGCCGCTTGAACTTCCTCGTCGCGTGTAAGCGTGATTTTGTTTATTCCCATGTTGCGCATGTCCGGTTATTGTCCGGGCAAACCCAGCCCTTATAAGGCTTTCCAGTTTTTCCGACTCCCTCTTTCCTGATCATTACGCCATGAGCGCATGATCGCCCGGTAAGAATTCCACCAATTTCGGCAACAGCTTTAGTCATGTCCCAAGGATCATAAGAGCCATTAGGTAGCGCTTCACTAGCTGCTGCTACTGGCGTAGCAATTGGGCGTTCGACTCGCTTCATTTCCTCAAACGACGGGCGATTCTGATTCTCGCTGAACTTGCTTAAACCGCCAGTATGTAAGGCTCGACCTATCGCTGAGGTTGATCCGTTTTCTAGTGGAAAGCGATTAGCGTTCGATCTGATTTCCTCGGCGAAATCTGTCGCAAAAGGTAACTGGTCGGTTACCTCTTTGTAAATATCGGTCTGGACTATGTAGCGAGTCCCGTCCTGAAATACAATGTTCACGTCGATTCGACCATTTGGATATTTAGCCCAGAATTTTTCGATCCGCTCAGCTACGGACTCGTAGCCCTCTAGTGGGATAGCCATTAGTAGCTTCTCACGCGATCAGTAGCCGCACGAAGTCCAGCGGCTCGGCCGCGGTTAAAGCCGTCTTTCACGCCCTCTTTGTAACCGATAGTCCAGCCGACTAGAAACCAGCCGACACTACAAGCGACGACTACCATCGCTAATTCCAATATAGTAAACATGTTAGCTCCCGATTCCGGGTGCGACTTATTCGCTCCCTAGTTATAGGGTGAACTAAATGTCTGACAATTACAAGCCTTACGCGTATTTAACGGCGTGTCGAATTGCTTATGAGCAAACTGTAAATTTCGTCAACGCGACCCTCGAGTCGTGAAATCTGATCCTTGACGCTTGACCCTGAATTAGGGCGAAGCTCACTCAAGTAATACTTGACTAAGTATCGAATACCGGTCATAAACGCAACTAAGAGCGTGACAATAGCCACGCCCATAGCCGCCCAGTCGTTTGCGTTCACTTAGCCTTAGCCCCGAACGAAACGTCGTTGGGATTCGAGTAACGCATTAGAACCGGCACAATCCCAGCAAATAAGCCCCACGCCAATTTTTTGGGATCAGTTTCGCCAGTCATGTAAACCGCCAGCATGCCCGCAATAGCTGAACGTCCATAACTAGCAGCGATAGCCTTTATCTCTTTCATTACTTTTCTCCTAACCCCAGAGCTTCGATTAGCTCTCGGACTTTTTTTGGACTTACGTTGATTTCAAAGTGCATCTCGTCTTTGCGATTCTTGTAATCGCCGCCCCAGAATAAACCGTACTTCTTAGCTAGTGCTCGAAGCATTGGAACCTTTTCTGCTGGAAACGTTCCGACTTTTCCTAGAACGTGTTTTGTGGCGTTAAGGTCGATCGCTGTTCCGCTTGAGTGATTGCTCAATTTGTCGGTAGTACCGCGAACCATGCGAAAGTGATAGCCCCAGTCGTCAAGTTGTCCGCCGTCGATCGGCTCGATTAGCTCGTTAAACTCTTTGCAGAATCCAACGATCAAAGGTGCAACAGCTTCGGCGCAGCGAATCTTAAAAGTCGTCCCCGGTATCGCGTAGGACTTAATTCCGATTTCGGCTTGATCCTTTGAAGCCGTCCAGCCGTTATAACTTGTCAGTTTCATGACAGCAATAAAACGGCTTCCTCGGCTGTAATTCCAAGTTTAGTCAATAGGGCAGCCTTAGCGTCGGCTGTTGCCTTTTCAGCTTTGACACGATTTTCAGATTCTGCGATGTCTAATTCATATTGCGCAAATTCATCGTCGTTCATTTCGCGGTCAATAACTTCGTCGGTTTCTGTGTTATGTATTCTTACCATTGGTCTAGTCATTATTTCACTCCATATACTTTGACAGTTCCGCCGTTGAACGATGATGTGTCCGCGCCAAATAACAGCGATGTGATTGCCGTATTTGTTAAAACATTTCCAGCGCCATTAAAAGATTCAGTAGCGCTAGAATTGTTTATATATTGACCATGACCAGCCCATGGCTTGTAATTAGTAGTTGAGGCGTAATTATCGAAAATAAAAACAGCCGCGTTATTTGTGTTATTTAAAACCCAGTTATTGTAATGGAAATTTATATTGCCAGCCGCGGCAGCTTGGCTATTTACTGTGCCACCTGTACCAAATAAGTAAAGAACTGAACAGATAGACCCTGACCCATTGGGTTTAATGCTTGGATATGCGCCAGCCGTAGCATTTACCGAAGCGCCGGTTACTAGAACGTATAACTGATTATATGTCTGGTCAATGCTTGTTATGTTAGTTGTCGCTCCCGAAAGTGTTGTCGTGCTCAATAAAGTCATGCCGCCTGAAGCAGCCGTCGCCCACTCTGGAGCGGTAGCGCCTGAATTGACTCTTAGCACTTGGTTAGCTGTGCCAATTCCTAAACGAACTGGAACGGTTGCGTTCCGGTAAATTATGTCGCCCGCTGTTGTTACTACACTTTTAGCGATCGCGGCGTCGGCTAAATCGTAAGCCGCTTTTGTAGCTGTCGGAGTTGACGCTAGAACGCTTGATGTCGTTGAAGTCGAATCGCTCAGCTGTACCGCACCGACGACGCTAGTCGTAGCCGCGTTAATTCCAATCGTTACAGCGCCAGAGCTGCCGCCACCTGTAATTGGTGAGGTTACGTTAACCGCTGTTATATCGCCCACGTCATTGGTAATCCATGCAAAATCCATGTTGCTATTTGACGCTTTAGCCAAAATTTGTCCAGTAGTGCCGCCCAATAAATCAGCCATTGACGTATCGACCGCCTGACCAAATACCTCAAAATCAGCTGGTAAATCGGTAACTAAATCCGTCGGCGTTGGCATTTGCCAGTTAAAATTGCTCGTTGGGTTTGTCATTTATTCTCCTATGCTACGACTAGCGCGGTTTCCCACGTTAGCGACCCGGTTATAGTATTCCACGATTCCGCGATTGAAACCTGTTCCCACTTCATAGCTTGAAGCGAATAACTAATCGGCGAAAGATTTAAAGTGACAGCAATTTCATTATAGGCAGCCTTAAACGTCCAGCCCTCAACGAATCCTAGGAACGTTCCCGACGCCATGTTCGGCGGTAAGTTGCTAATTCGTAGCGGTAAGCCCATAAATACGTTTATCAGCGAATCGCGATCCGGGTCGTCTAGCTCGGGATTTGTAAGCTGGTAAGTAATCGACGTGAAGTTCGCTTGCGGCGTAGCTCTTAGGGTTAGGTAAAAGTCGGCTTGATCTTGCGCGTCCACCGTCTTGTCGATTGTCGTATTTATGACCTGAGCTAGACGACCGTAAACCTCGACTGAGTCAATATCCTCAGCGCTTACTTCACTAGAGCCGTTAGCCTTGTATTTTAAAGTTATGTCATTACGAACGTCGCCCGCTCGTGTTTCAATTTTAAGCCCGTTAAATAGCGCATGATTAGCCGTTACGTCGGTGTAGCCATTAGTTGCTAAATAAATGGATCTATGAGTCGAATCGGCATAGCTGATAAGTCCGCTGCCGTCCTCATAAATGTAGCCTAGCCCTGAAGTAGCAAGCCCTGAAACCAGCGAATAAATATCGGTGCGATCGGCTGAGCGAGCTGCCAATTCATAATTGCCCGGACGATCGATTTGACCTAATCCCACGTTGGCGGCTGTTGCCCATGTTTCGGTCGGATTGTAATTCTGCCATTGTTCAGCCGCCGGAACTTCGCCCCAGTTATTTAAAAGTAAATCCTGTAAAACTTCCCAGATTTGATCGCCGTCAAAATCTTTAGCTAGAACGCCATCGGTCAGCGCTTTAGGTAAGCGGCTAAGCGCTCCGAGTGCGGTTATCTTTAGCACTTGGTTAATTCCTACGCTGCCAGCTGTAACGATCTCGATTCCAAAATCAACGACAGTTCCGCCAAATATCGGAACGTAAACGTTAGTCGAATCCTTTAGCTCGATCGAAACTGAATCGTTTATGTTTATGTTTACGATTGCCTGAGTTAAATTTAATAATTCTAAATTACAGTAGCCCGCTTGGGCTTGCTGATAGATATTTGTTCGACCGCTAGTAATGCTCAGATTTGCCAGCGTGTAAGTTGTGTATTCGACGCCTTGAATCTTTACGCGCCAAACTGGATTAAATACTGTCATTAGAACGCCAGCGCATTAGCGCCATTTGTGCCGCGATAGAAGCTGTTATTTAAAACGTCAACAATTCGGCGGGCTGTGCCTTCCTGGTCGATTGCTCCTGACACGTTGATATAGATATTTCCGCCACCGTTGCCTAGCTTGTTATTTGGAATAACGCGTCCATTACCCGACGGAACGAATAATTCCGGACCTCGTTCGCCTACGATGTAAGGCTGATTTGCGTTAGCTAGACCGCCAGTTGCCAGCATTGGGATCTCTTGTAAATCTTTAGATCCGGGCTTTAAATTGTTAACGATGTTATAACCCTTGATAAGTAAGTTAACGACCTTAATCGCTCCGTTAATGCCAGCGACGACGCCCTGAATTGCTTTACTTACGCCGTTAATGATTAGCGCAACGCCTGACCATGCGGTTTTAAAGGCTCCCCCTAAAAACGCCGCAAATGGTCTAGCGATGAGTAAGAACGCGGTAACGCCGACTCCGAGTAGCTTGAAAAATCCCGTGTTATCCTCAATCAGATCGCCGACGGCTTTTAGAACTGTTTTGTAACCCTCAAATAGTGGAACTAACGAAGCTTTAAAAATTGGCACGACATATTTGTTTAGATAATCCCAAAGTGAAGTAAATGCTGGAATTAAAGTTTCTTTGATAAATGTTCCGATAGTGTTAAAGACTGGCTGTAAATCCTCGCCTATATCTGTGGCTAAAGTGCTTAGGGTCGGAATTACTTTATCGACGAATAGCGTAACCATAGGAGTTATGGCGTCTAATACGAAAGCGCCGACTGTTTCTTTACCCTCATCGAAAGCAATCTTTAAACGATCTATCTTTCCCGCAAAAGTATCAGCCGCAGCGTTAGCCGAGCCTTCATAAGTTGCTGTTACAGCGGCAATCGCTTCATCGAAACTCATTGTCTTAAGTTCGGCAGCTGTTAAACCGATGTCTAATTTCGCTAGGGCTGCGGTGTTTCCGTCGAAAGCTTTAGCTATTAGATTCGAAGTTGTTTCGAGAGATTTACCCGAGCCGACACTAGCGTCGAGAGCGACCCCTTGTAGCTTCATCGCAGCCTCGACGTCGCCCGTACTCTTAACTAAACGCGCAAAAGATGGACGAAGTTCATCGTCTGAAACGCCGACCGCGAGCGCTGTCTGTGTTATGTATGACTCGACCGACGCAATAGTCGCGTCCGTTGCGTCTGTAACGTTCTTAATGGCTGTCGCGAGTTTGACCTGAGCGGCTTCGTCCTCGACCGCAGCTTTAACTCCATCGACTAGCAACGCGCCAGCATAGGCAAGCGCCGCCGCGCCAGCTACGGCGAACGCAGCTCCGGCAGCTTTACCGAAACCGCTTAACTTACCGCCAAAAGTTTCTGTATCTGTTCCCGCGTCTGTTAAGCCTTTTTTAAGATTATCAACGTCAGCTAATATCGAGAGCTTAAGCGTTCTTGATCCGTCAGCCATTAGTCGAACCTCTTAACTATTGAAGTGAACGCCTTTTCCCACTCAGCGATCAGATAACTTTGCTCAGCTCTTAAAGTTGGGTAAATGAAATATCCGGTCGAACCTCGACCAGTAGTACCCGACCAGATTGGAAATTGCTTATATTTATTCGATCCAAATTCCGAGCCACCCCATAAATCGCGAGTAGTTGCTCCACCGCTAAATTTTTGTCCAGCGAAACCAAATGAAATCTCGCCAATTTTAGATGACTTACTTACTTTAGAGCCCTCAGCAATTCGACTAGCTACCGCCGACGAATTAAGCGACCCAGCAGCCGACGTGATTTTGACTTTCAAATAATCAGCTAACGCGCTGGATTGCTCTTTAGCTTGAGCGACGGCTTCATCGTCCATCGCTTTAAAAGCTCCAGTAATAGCGCGAAGTTCGGCTTTGTCGTATTGGACGACTTCCTTACTTTCCGCCATTTCGTTTCTCCAATATCTCGAGCGCTGTCAATATGTCCGCCGCGTCAACCCACTCACTCATCGGAATTCCTGTCGCGATCGACAGCTCAACGATTAAGTAGCTTAGGCTTCCTCGGCTGTAACTTTTGGGGCTTCGGTTTCTCCGACCGTAATATCGACCACCGTTTCGCACCAAATTTCATAAGGCTTTACGGGCTTACCCGCTGCCTCACGTCTTAAAGCGTTCCACGCTAGGAACATTAGATCGGAAATTCCGATTTTTTCCTGAGCCTGTTGAATTGTATAACCTGTCTTTTGCTCCCACTTAGCGAACTCTGGCGGTTGCGCTGTCGTGGTTACTGTCTTACCGTCGTTCGTTTCGATCTGGATTTGAAGTTTCATGCTCCCGATTTCTTTTCTTTAGAGTGTTGGTGTGGTTACGCAAGTAAAGCTGAGCGATACAGTCTGAGCGTCTGGAGCTGTGCCGCCAGCGCTTGGGAAAATTGGCTGTACGTCAAAGTTAAAGACTGATCCGCTCGCAGCTGTGAAAACGACTGAAAGTGGAGTGTTTGGAGCTGTGTCCGCCGCTGTCCATAGTGAATTACAAAGTGAGCCGCCAGCTGTCCAGTCCGCAAGCATTTCAACGTCGAAAGTTCCCTGTGAGTCAGTTGTGTAATAAGCCTTACCGTCTAGTGTCTGGTAAGTGTTGATCGTTGACTCGATTGTTAGAGTCGCAGCTGTTGCTTGAGCGTCATAAGTCGCACCCTCGATGGTGAAAGTTATGTCGCGTCCGGTGACGATTGTTGTCGGCATTTTGTTCTCCTAGTTTTCTTGCTTGTAGTAAGTGGAAACGTCAATTTCCGCAATTAGAAAATTGCTCGAACCTAACGTAATGATCGACGGACGCGATACGTCGCCGACTTCATATCCCGACGGAATAGCCGCGAGAATTTCTATTGCGAGCTTCTCGAGATTGTCGAGCGCTCCCGCGTTATTGTTATAGGCGACGACCGCCGAAATTGTGAAATTTAACTTAAGTTGAATAGCGCTGCTAATTAGACGGGTTTCCATGTACGGTGTACCCGGAATAATGAAACAGGCTGGAGCGATTATCGCTTCGGGAACTGACTCATAGACTGACGCAGCTACGCCAGCGAGAGCGGTCGCTAACGGTGCTCTAACGTCTGCTTGAACGGTCGTCATTTATTGAGCCATATTTTCAACTTGAATAAACGGAGCTAAGAGCCCGATAACTCTATTTTGAAGTGAGCGACCGAGTACGAACGGCGTCGGATTGAAATCGACCTGAGCCGAAGTATTGCCCGGAGCTGTGATCGACTGGAAAACTTCTACTGATACGACTAACAGCGCCGACTTTACAGGCGCTACGGCTGAATAAAGATCCTCAGCTGATGAGCCATTAAGTACGGCTAATCCTGCGGGAATTTTAGGTGTGAAAATTTGATCCGGTGCGGCTGTTGCTGTTGTGAATATGTACGGCGCGATTTGATGATCGTTAACTGTTACGGTTAAATCGAACGCATTTCCGCAGCCTGAAATAACGACAGCTTGACCCGGTACAAAATAGTTAATCCGTTGAGTCGTGTAAAACGCCATGCCGTCTTTTACTTCGATCCCTGTAATTGCTGACTGATAGCCAGTTAACAGCGGCAGGATCGCACCCTCAGCGCTCGCAATCATAAGATCGAGATATGCGTCAGGGTAAAGAGAATCGCTAACGCCTAACACGGCGCGAAGTTCGTCCGCGGTAATAATTGGCATTAGCGATCCTCTCTCTATTCTGCTCGGTCGCCTCGGGAGCGAAACGACCGATGATTATTTATCTTTAGTTCTGGTTCCAGCAAGCGCCGAACGGAATCTTTGGCGCGATCGCTGCGTAACCGTAGTAAAGAATATCGACGGTTCCGTCGCTGTTGATGTTGGTGCGAAGTTCGAAACGTGGGCTTTCGTACCATGTCCACGCGTCAGGGTTGATAACTACCATTGAGTTGTCGCCTGTTGATGTGGTTGCTCCAGCGTTTCCGATTGAACGTGAAACGAATAGATTTAGACCCGGTGAAACTACGCCGCGAAGTGAATCGCCGCGAACGTTTCCAGCTGCGTTTGATGGCTGAGCCGCGTTATATAGCGGTGCGCCGTTGTCGTTATAACCCATGATGTTAGTCCATTGTCCCGGGCTAACTACAAGGTTACGAGCGAAGCCAAGTGACGATGAGTAAACAGCGCCAGCAGCTTGTGAAGTGTAAGCAAGGAATCCCGCAGCTGTGTTTGCGTTAACGCCTGTTGATTGACCAGCGCCGACGATTGTTCCAGTTGCGAATTCGTCTGTGACCTTAGCGTACGCGAACTCAAGATTCTGAAGGAGCGCTGTAAGGTATGAAGGATCTGACCTGTCGATGAGCTCAATCGTGGAAATCGCGCGACCTTTGAAGCTTTGTACGGGAACCGAAATATAGGTTGCGCTTAAGCTTGATTCTGTAATCGCTGTATTTTCTGCGATGTTTGCAACGGTTGGAACCGCTGTAACTTTTGGCAATTCGAAAGTCATGCCAGTAGCACTTAGCGCTTCGCGAGATAGGGCGTCGATCATGCCGCGATCTGCGTTAGCTAGTGCGTTAATTACTGTACGGCTTTGTGGTGTTGGAACCATGCCCGGAGCTGTTGATGTTGTGTTATCGGCAGCCTTGACATATTGGCGAGCGTCCTCATCGTGTAAAACTGACGCCTTGAGTGAATACTGTAAATAAGAAACCTTATCGACAATAGGTGAACGTGGCGCGGTGTACGCCATAGGGACGTGCTTAGACGCTTCTACCGTTTCGGCAGCGGCGCTTTCTGGAACGGTAGTGTCTGACACTTGTTCTCCTTCTGTTGTTGGATTTGTTTCCTCTGTTTCCTCATCTAGTTCGGAATCAGAATTCTCATCGGTTGATTCGACTTCCTCGTCGGTTTCTGTTTCGCTCGCAGCTACGGAACTGACGCGAGCGCTGTCGATTGCCGGGTCGGACACTAAAGACACTTCATCGAGCGAACCTTTAGCGACGACCAGGACTCCATCGACGAAATCGTGCGCGTTAACTTTCACGCCTACACTAAAACCATCGCGCAAACCCGTCGCAGCTTCTACTAATGCGTCGTTGCCGGCTGTTGTTTCCGCGATCTTAAATGTCGCGTCGATTCCCTGTTCGGTTGCGGTCATAGATAAGACCTTTCCGATTGGTCGAGTGCGATCGTGTTCTAGTAAAAGTTTTACGTTCTTAGTCGCAATAGATTCTGGCTTAAACGTCGTAAGCCCAGCGGACGTTGATCCTGTTTCGTTCCATGTTACGACGCGTCCGGTAATAGTGCGAGATTCGCTGTCGGCTGACGTAATTGTTAGCGGCATATTTAGTTTCATTTAATCATGTCCTCAGCTTGTCGGATTTCCTCGACGCTAATCGCGCCAATATCAAATAAAGTTTTGTAAATTCCGACGCGCTCGGATTCGCTGCCGCGTAAGTAATCCTCTAAACGGAAATGTACGGATTGCGAACTTGGAACGAAGTCCGGCATAGATAGCCGTTCGGAAATTGAAGTCATTAGCGGAATCAAAGAAAAATCAAGCAAAGTTTTACGAGTAACGTTTGCGTTTGAGTAAGTCATACTTGATCCAGTTTCGGCGTCAACGTAGAACGCCGGAATTCCGATTGCTCTTGCCAATTCGGTCGCGATGTAGGAACGCGCACTTGACAGCTGTAATTTTTCGGGATCAAAGCCGACTGTTTGTAATTCTACGTCAGCATTTAAAAATGCGGTTGAACGATTACGACGTGAAACGCCCCATGACTCGAGCAGCTTCGCAATTCGATCAGCTGGTAGCGCTGTTCCATTTGATTTTAATACCATCGACGGAATCGGCTCACGCGCATAGTTCGCAGCTGCTCGCTCTAGTTCCGCTCCGGTGCGAATTGTACGACCCGCACGATTCAATAATCCTTCGTCGTTGCCATAGAAAACGACCATCGAACCCACGCCAGAATCGGGAATTTGTTTTCCGTCGATTGTGTAGTGGTCGATCTCTGTTCCGTTATTGTTTAAAAAATATCCGACGCGAGTCGGTGCGATTCTTTGTACCGAACGAACGCGCATAGTGTCGGCGAATAATTCTGTAATTTGCCAATATGCGAAGCCGTAAAATAATAAATCCTCAGCTGTCCAGACGTAAGTCGTGCTACCGGTGACGCGTGGATCGGGATCACGAATAACGCGGGGCGCTGGCACTTCGAGCCCCGTCGTATTGTCCCGGAGTTGTAATCCGATCGAAGCGATGGACGAACAGATAATCCCGCGAGCACGTGCGATCGTAGGAATACTCATAGCTTCTTCACGCGTCGCGGTAAGTACGCCGCCGTTAAAGGTAAAGAGCGAATCTGTTGTTGGGACAGGTAAATATGAAGCTTCGATGTCGTTACCTTGTAACGGCGCTACCGCTTCTACCTTTGACGCAAACAGATCACGAATACCCATGCGCGAATTCTCTCAGCCGTATAGCACTAACCCGTCATAATATCGAAGTCCATCTCTGGGCGTGTCGCGAAGTGTGTAACTAGCGCCGTCGCTACCGCAGCGCAGACCGCAGCTTGCGAAGCTCGACGCCCAATAACCCAGCCGCCATCGCCGCGACGTAATTGAACAGCTGAGAGAATCTGTTTAGTTAAATCGCTCTGTCCTCGATGGCGCAATCGCCCGGAGTTGATCGCACCCAGTAACTCATCGCAAGCTTGAGGGTAAACGGAGTCCATGTCGAAAATTGGAATACCCGCTGGCTGGAATCTAGCCGCTACCGCGCCGCTAGTTCTGCGGCTGTATAGCAAATACTCTAACGGATACTTGCGACAGTATTTAGCCGCTTCATTGGCGATTTCTCGATCGTCAAGCTGGACGGAATTCTCCCAAGTGTGGAGTAGCTTTACGACGAACCGTTCGTCGCCCAATTTCTGAGCTCCGACTAACGCGCAAAATTTGCGATCCGGTGAAATATCAAGTGCGAGCCAAGTCAGCTTCTCAGGATCAAGATCGACGCTTTCGTCGTGGCAATTATTCCACTCGTTAGCTCCAATAATGCTGGAAATAGTCTGTACCCAGCGGCACAATACCTCGGTTTGTACGACCTCGGGCGGATCATTTAGAACCGCCTGTATGTTGTCGATGTTAATCGTGTGACCGATCGCAGGATTCGCAGCCAGCCAATTAGATTCCAGTTGAATATCGTCGGTTGGTGCGCTCCACTCAAAATAGCCGATGTCGTCGTCAGCTCCAGCGGCGGCAGCTAATCCACGCTCTCGAAACGCATTGAGAACGACCGAGTGAGAATCGCCCGCGTTTGTGTAGCTCATAATCATAGGATTCTTGGCAGCCATAAGGGTATAGCGTAAAGAGGCGTAAGATTCTAAGTCTTTCATCTCTCGAAGCTCGTCTAGGTGGATTGCCGATGGTGCGGAAACGCCTCGAGCAGCTGAACCGCCAGCCTTTACGATAAAGCGGTTAATTTGCCCGGTCGTACCCTTGACCTCAATTTCCTCGGAGCCATGACTCCATCTAATACGCTGTACGCGCTTAGATAGCATTTCCGAGCTCTCGATTAAGTTGATTAGCTGCCTAAATTGCTCTAGCGACGTGGCTAATCTGTGAGCTGATCCGATTTGAAGTGGCTCGTCCCATAAGAATAAACCGCCTAAGATTCGGATTTGCTGTAGAAAACTCTTGCCATTTTGCCGGGCAACAACTACGCAATTAGTCGGAGTAGCCCATCGACCGTCGGGTTTGTATTTGTGCGTATGCTCTAAAGCGAACTTTTGCCATGGCATTAAGCCGTCTGGGAGTATGTCAGCCGCTAAATCTATAAGATCGAAGCCCCTAGACGGTAAATTATTAAGTGGAGTATGGATTCTAGGGGTCGGTGAGCCATAAGTGACAGCTGATAACGGCGGTAAAACCGATAGCAGCCGATTAGAGCCTAGGTCGTCGGGTTGTTGACCGATTATGACCTGATCGTCCTTAGTCATGACTTACGCTGACGTTTTCGGGGATATTTAGATCATGGAGAGTCGGGGTTCTACT